GCTCCAATAAAACTCTCTATGCACCAGATTGGAAACATCGCTTACCTAATATCTTTGCTGATGTCACAGTGAATCAATCCCAAACTAAACAATCAACTAAAATTTTTGATTTCGTTTCCTATAACCATCTCACTAATACACTGGAGGTCCACCCTCATGTCTAATAAAAGAAAAACTAAAGAAGAAAAAGAATTTGAATCTGTATCTAAACAATCAGATAACATACTAGAATACATGCAAGATAGATTCCATACTCTCATGCAAGAAGATCGTATGGATGATGCTATCGCTATTGGTGATGAATTCATTGAATGGATGAAAGGTGATGATGATGAAATCTACCTATACTACAATGAACATGAACTAAAAGAACTACTATAATCATAGTTTTCCACAGGATACGGAACAATTGTGGAAAAACCTGTGGAAAACTCTTATATTAATAAATGTTTAAAAAAATATACTTGTGTTTTGTATTCAACACATTATACTATGAGTAAATTACCTCTATTCCGAGTTTAACAGTGGAAATGTTCTGAAATGTACGGAGGTGTTGTTGTCTTAGCACGCCTGCTACCAAATTGTCAAGTCATTGTGTGCCAGTCCTCAAAGTGTCACAGAGCCCCTTGACAACACACTGTCAACCTCTCTTGTGCCAGTTTTATCAGTGTCACAGTGGGCTTGACAACCTCCAAGATCTCGGATATACTGTGTGTATGGAAATGAGGGAATTCCCAAATTTCCAAAAACTCAAAAAAAGCAAAAAACGAGAAAATCAAAAAAGTCAAATTTTAAGATTTTTAAGTTTTTGAGTTTTTTGAGAAATGTAAATCTTAACCTTTAACCATTAACCTAATGACTAACATCACAAACATTGATTCTTCTGCTATTGACAATATCACTGTTAATGAAGGTATTGTAAGTATTACCTATAAGAGCAGTGGTAAAGAGTATAACTATGCTCTTAATGGTATTACTGTAGAGGATTTTGTAAATACTCTGCAGAATGTCATTGAAACCAACCAAAGTGTTGGTCGTTTTGTGAACAAAGCGATCCGAGAGGATCAAACTCTGCAAATTATGGCAGTTTGAACCTAAATATTACAAAAAAGTAACAAAAAGGAATCGAAACTGATTAAAAATGGCAAAGAGCACTCGTAAGTATACAGAATCTTTCAAAGATCTGAACCTTGAGGATGATTATGAGGACTTCGGATATGAAGTTCAGAATCAGAAACGTTATTCCACAAGGAACAAACGTCAATCCAAATTCAAGGACTACGATGAACACGTTGACTGGGATTGAATAATATTTGGGAGCAGAGATGCTCCCTTTTTTATTCACTTTCCATTGTATATTAAATGCTGTCTGGTGGGATGACACCTGGACAGTTCCAGAGGTGGCACAGAGGGGCTTGTAGGGGGCTCTGGTGGCTGTATTGTAAGGGAGTCGTCAGGGATCAAACCCCTCAATGGACAACTACTTCAACACCAGCATCATTGCCCGCCACGAGCATCGTATTGAGCTGATGAATGGCATGGCTGAGTTTGCCAATTTTATGATGTCTCTCACCTGCATACTGTCAGAATCTGACAAGGTGTGGTATGATGAGATGAAGAAATCCAACATTTGTTACGACGTATGACAGTTGACACTTTAGGCTTTGGTGGTGACGCCATCACCATGGTAGGCTTTGTGGGGGTGGTTGCCACCCTCTTTATCCTCGTTACAATCTTTCGATCCTACAACAATTCACCACTTCGGAAATGAATCGCAAAGAACTTCAAGATGCTATGGTTCAGCAAATGCTGGATGACATGGATCTCAAGACAATGACCTGCCTTTGTTATGATTATCTGATGGAGGGTTATGATAAGTACAGTGACAACGAACTTAGGAATGAGGTAATTGAGTATTATCCTGAATTGTTGGATAATTGAAAAACTGAAAAAGTAAGAAATCTCAAAAAGTCAAATTTTTAAAAAACTTAATTATTTGACTTTTTGAGATAATTAGAATAGTTAATTTTTAAAAATTAACATTTAACCATTAACCATTAACATTCTTTATGGAAGAGAATCAATTCATTGATTATTACAATCAAGAACTACTATACTATAAAGAATACAATCAAGAATATGAATATGATGACTATAGTATAGGAGAGAGTATAGAATATACTACAGCAGAGTAGTATATTACAACAAACCACTGTTCTTTATTCAATTTGAGCCAATGAATGACACCAAACTGATGATTTCAACTCTTCGTCAAGGTAAAACTGGTGAAGAGATTCTTCGAATTCTTGATGCTATCACTGACAATCCTGTGGAATCAGTGATGCAAACTGTTGTGGTAGTTGGTGACACAATCAGTTCAAGTGTTCATCCTACACTAGAAGAGATCGCATTCTAGTTACTGTGTGCCACTTCTTTTAGTGGCACATTAACTTACCATTTCGATCTGTGGGGTGGTATTGTAGTTGTGTGGTTGAGAAAACCACATTTTTCACCCCAATCTTTTTCCACAAGTGAACAGCTACTCTTTCCCTCCTGCTGATGATCTGGTTTCGGTACTTTCTGAAATAGATTATCAGAAACACTTCAACAAATACATGGACATTGTTGAAACTGTTGTGATGTACATTGCAGCAATTTGTGTAGTTATCTGGGAGCGTCTTCAAACTATGAAATTCAAGACACCAGATCTTATCACAAACTGGTTTTACTTTAGTGTTAATTTTATTGGTGAGCCTGGTGATGAGATCATCGGTCTTTCTGTGAAAGATTATTACATTGGGCTCTACGACAATTCTATCACCTGGGGCGTCCTAGATGAGCATGGTTGTCTATAGTTTGTGACACTTGTTTTAGTGGCACAGTAAATGAGCACTGTGCCACAGATCTGGTATTGTTCTTTCTGTTGAGACATTTACAACACCATGGAAACTAAACTCTGGGTTGTTACACTTGAGATCGAGATTGATGCTAACTCTCACCCTCGAAAGTTTGTTCCTGATGCTATCAATGAGTGTTTGAATCTTGATCAAGGTGAAGACATTATTGATTACAAATTTGTCTGCCTTGATTGATACCAACTCCATCACAAACTAACACAATGACCCTTGCATTTGTCACACCTAAGAGTAACAAAGCAAAGAATCGTTTTGCTAACTTAATGGACAAACATCCTGAGTGTATTGTAGAACAAATCAAGGGAAATCGTGTGTTTTTGAGATCAAAGAATGGAAAGAACTTTTTCTGGGTTGATGTAAACAATAATGACGAATGGGGGGTGGTATTTGAGAAGATGGTGTGCCACAAATAGAAGTGGCACACTAAATGAGCACAGCCCCCAAAATCTGTTATTGTTCTTTCTGTTGAGACACATCACCCCATGACTCTCACCTTCACCCACGGCAACGCTAAACTTAACAAGGGTACAGTTATCTTTAGTTTGCCTGCAGGATTCACCTGCCCTGGTGCTCTCGATTGTCTCTCTATGGCTGTCATAGGTGACAATGGCAAGCGTACAATTAAAGATGGTGAATTCACCAAGTTTCGCTGTTTTGCTGCATCGTCTGAAGTACAATACGATGCTTGCTATAACAATCGCCAAAACAATTTCAAAACAATTGTTCATGCTCTTCGTGAAGGTAATTGTGCTGTTGTTATCAACGAAGCACTCCAGAAAGCTCGCAAAAAATCTACAAAACTCGTTCGAATTCACGAGTCAGGAGATTTCTTCAATGCCGCCTATTTGGAGGCGTGGCTTATGGTTGCTTTGCACAATCCTGATCTGAAGTTCTACTGCTACAGCAAGAATCTCCCCCTATTTGTTAATCTTACTCTGCCTGAGAACTTCTACCTTACTGCCAGCTATGGTGGCAAATTCGATCACATGATCGACGAAGGTGTGTTCACTCGCTATAGCAAAGTGTTCATGAACGATGATGATGCCAATGCTGCAGGGTTAGAGGTTGATCACGACGATTCTCACTGTTTTGGTGACAAACCGTTTGCACTGTTAGTGCATGGAACTCAGCCTAAAGGTAGCGAAGCAGGAAAGGCAATTAGTGCCCGTCGTAAGATTAACAAATTCGGAGGATACAATAAGAATAACAAACTGGTTGAGGTGTAACTAACAACAATGGGGGGAAAGAATTCCCCCCGTCAAGTTACCTTGTGACACTTATCTTAGTGGCACACAAAATGAGCACAGCAGCTCAGATCTGGTATTGTTCTTTCTGTTGAGACACATCACCCCATGTTTGCTATCACCTCCACCGAAACCTTCAATGAGGCAAATGCTGAAATCTTTGCTGATTTCGATGATGCAAACGATGCTGCATTTGACTGGTCGGTTGAACTTAGCGGGCGTCCCGTTGTTATCTGGAAGATGACCCGAACTGCACCCATTAAGTGGATGAAAGTCACCGCCTGATTGTTTACACAAACCCACTCACTTTTCTCTCAAATGTTCATCACCAACGATTTCGCTAAGAAAGACCTTGCCTGCCAAATAGCAATGGCAAACTATCAGAAACAGTTGCAACGTGAGCAACACTATCAACAGCAAGTTCGTGATGGTTTGATACCTGCACCGAACTGGAATGATACACAATCCTGGAACATTTCAGATCGGGACTAACACGAATTGGGGGCAATTTGCCCCCTTTTTTATTATACAAACTCCCCTGGTGTGCCAATTCTCGAACTGTCCCGATTTTTCGGTTTTGTATCACCACGAACTACACAGCATCCTCAGATCCGTTATTGTATGTTCAACGAGGTGAGAGATCCACACCTCGTTATCACTAACCCCCACGGAGTTATGTTCACTTCCACCCGCTTCTTCGTCCTCACTGGTAACAGCGAAGCTCTCGCAGTTTCGCTCATCAAGAACCCGAAAGTGATAGGATCGAAGCGTGCTCAAATGCTGTTCAATCTGGCAGCAGTTGATAACAACAAGATCGGTCGTGATGCACTCAAACTGTGTGCCAAAGCTGCTAACCGTCACCATGTGGACGGTTTGATTAACGATCGGGTGTTCAACAAAGCATCAACAAAGCGTCTGCAATTCTGGGCACAAAATAAGAACACCCCCGTCTGAGTTAGCATCACAAACTGGGGGCAATCTGCCCCCTCCACATTCTCACTTTTTCCTCAAATGTCCGTTTCCTTCGATATCACGAATTCCATGCTTTTTCGTGAATTTAGTGTAGACGAATCCTCTGCAATTCACTGCATCTCGGTGTTAGGCAACAACGTCACAATTGCGTTTCAAAGCAACACTGAAAAGCAGTACATCTTCGCCGCTTCAGATAGATTTATCGCCCACATTCGTGCCGTGGTTACTGACTTCAACCCCACCGAACATAGCCTCGGTTCGATAATAGCAAAGGCACGCAAATCTGGCGACCTTGAGATTATTAACATCTGAAACATTTCAGATAATTACTAATACTCAAAAATCACAGATAGCAGGTAATTATTATTACCTGCTTTTTTTATGTTTTTCTATAAAATATAAAATAACGATTTGCTATGTATTATTAATACTTTACAAATTACAAAATATAATTATATTTTGCATTTACGATTGCACAGTATTATTAATACACAGTAAATACGATTACAAAGGTATTAGAATTAACAGTTAATCGTAATCGTTCGTTAATTATAATTAACGATAAGCGTCCCCCCAAAAAAGTACCTTCTTTCTAAGCTATAAACGTTTCCCAGAGCCCGATAAATATTAAAAGGAAATCGAAAACTCCAAACCTCGAATTCCAAAAAAATTTCCCAGAAAATTTTTAGCCAAAAAAGTCGCCATGAAACAACGAGTAACTTACAAAACCAAGGATGGTTCATTAAGAGAACAAGTATTTGATGATTTCAATGAATTTGCAGATCTCATCCAAGACGCCGCCATGGATTACTATACTGGTGGACAACCTGAGATGAGTGTAGAGACGATGTATAGTAATATGGTAAAGAAGGAGAAAGTAACAAATAATGAATCAAGACCTGAACTCCTTGATTGAGAGGATTGAGAGATTAGAGGCGTCCCTCTACAATCTCAGATTAATGTACAGACCTCCAGAAAGGGAGGAGCATGTAAGTATAACTGAATACTTAGATGAAGTAGAGAATAGGATAAAAAATTTAGAAAATTAAGAGTTATGCCATTACTTGTAGGACCAGACACTCCAGATAGTTCGAGTATCAATGGACCATGTTTATTTCCTGCAAAGCCTGTAACATCACCACAGGTATCCCCAAATATTTTCATTAATGGGGAAGCGGTGAAGTACATACATAATGCGATACCACCTGATAGTGTGGAGGGTCAACCAAACAACCCTCTAGTGCCTTGTGTAGCCCCCCTGACGCCCGCTCTAAGGCAAGTTGTGACATCTGTGAACACTTCGGTGTATTTTAATAATTTATTACCAGCAGTGCAGGGGGATGCCACAGAATTAACGAGTTTACCTGGGACTAAGCGAGTATTTGTCGCACCATTTCAGCATCCAAACGTGATCATTGGTGGAGGGGTTGCGTGATTGGTTGGGGTGTGGTATAATAGGTGGGTAATCAACCGAGAGGTCTTATGGCAAAGCGTCCTTCGCTGACTGGCAATCAAATCGAATCCAAGCCCAAGAAAACCCGTCAGGGTATGGGAGCACATACGAAGTATGCCGCTACGAGTCGTAACGGTGCTCGTAAGCGTTATCGTGGTCAAGGTCGATGAATATTTTGCGATCCTTCGGGGTCGCTTTTTTTATGTGTGTAAATAGTTTTGAGTGTGTCTCTGAAGGCAGGGATAGCAACCCCTTAAAAAGTTCTGTTCAACCTATATGGAGAAAACAGATGGCTAATGTTGATAAAAGTAGAGAGTTTGTCCAATCGGGGATGACTCTGATATCAGAACAGGCGAGTGATCGCCTGTTAAAAAAGGTGAAATACCAAATTCCAGAAAATCGATATAGTAGACCGTGTGGTGGTGCTGGTGGATTTGATGATTTTGTTGAGAGGTGGCATGAGTGACTATAAATAATAACAAACGTTTTTGTCTACTGTGCCACAGTTTCAAACATTTAAAGATTTAAATGTTACATTCAAGCCACATCCTGTAACTGGTGATTTAATTGTCAGTAAGGATGTGGCTGCTGTCAAACAGGCTATTATTAATCTTTTGTTAACCAACAAAGGTGAGCGTTTATTTAATTCTCAGATTGGATCAAATATTTCTAGATTATTATTTGAACAATTAGATTATGGCGTAGCAGCACTGGTTCAATCTGAGATTAAAAATGTATTAAATGACTATGAACCAAGAATTAATATTCTATCGTTAGAGGTTATACCAAATTTTGATGATAATGGATTTGATGTTGGAATGGAATTTGAGATTATAGGTAGAGACGATATTCCACTCAACGTAGAATTCTTTTTAGAGAGAACTCGATAAATGCCATACACACAAGTAGCAAATTTAGATTATAATGACATAAAAATTGCTTTAAAAGAATATTTAAGATCTCAATCAGATTTTACTGATTATGATTTTGAAGGTTCTGTATGGAGCACGTTACTTGATGTATTGGCTTATAATACGTATTATACAGCGTTTAATACAAATTTAGTTGTCAACGAATTATTTTTAGATTCAGCAACATTGAGAGATAATGTTGTTGGAATTGCTAAGCAATTAGGGTATTCGCCAAAGTCAGTTACTTCACCTGTTGCTTACATTAGTTTTGATGTTAATTTTACTAATACAACGCCAGATGTAGCTATTTTAAGAACTGGTTCTGCATTTACTACAATATTTGATTCCGAATTATATCAATACACTACATTAGATGATGTATCAGCATCAGTAGAGAATGGTGTTGCTAGTTTTATTAATGTACCTATTTACGAAGGCTCATTAGTCAAGAATTCTTATACTGTTAATACGGCATTAAAATCACAACGGTTTACTATTCAAAACCAAGGCGTTGATGCAAGTAGTATTAAAGTAAAGGTATATCCTTCTCAGAATTCATCTGCTTATGAATTTTACGATAAAGCAGAGAATATCTTAGATGTTAATTCAACAACTAAATCATATTTCTTAAATGAAATTGAAGATGAGAATTATGAGTTATTTTTTGGTGATGGTGTTTTGGGCAAAAAGTTAGAAAATAATCAATTTATTGAAGTTAGTTATCTTGTTACTAATGGTCCTTCTACAAATGGAGCTAAAACATTTGTATTCAATGGTATTATAGATGATAAAGATAATGCAGTTTATCCTTTATCAGTATCAGTAACTGATGTTACTCCAGCATCAGGTGGAGAGAACATCGAAAGCATTGATAAAATTAAATTCAATGCTCCCAGGTATTTTGGCACACAGGACCGTGCAGTGACCGCACAGGACTATGCAGCGATCGTTAGAAACATTTATCCAGCAGTTGCAGATATTATTACTTTTGGTGGGGAGTTAGCAAGTCCTCCTGAATATGGAAAGGTAAAGGTAGTTATTAAGCCCTCTAATGCCAATTTACTTTCTTCTTTTACTAAACAAGAAATTATAAGAAAGTTAAGATCATATATGGTTGGATCGGTTACTGTTGATATTATTGATCCATCAATTTTATATGTCGAATTAACCAGTAAGATTTATTTTAGTAGAGCAAAGACAAATTTACCTCCAGCAGAGATTGTTAAAAAAGTAAAAACTTCTATTCAGCAATATATTGAGCAATCTGACACAGAAAAGTTCAATGGCAAATTTAGATATAGTAAATTTATTGGTGTCATTGATGATTCTGATAGATCAATCAATTCGAATCAAACTAGCGTAATGATGAGAAAGGATTTTTATCCTGCAATCAATTCAAGCTTCTTTTATGAAGTATGTTTTCAAAATACTTTTGACAAAGATTGCGAAGGACCAACATTGCATTCAACTGGGTTTGTAGTAAGCGAATTTCCGCAGTATACCTCGTATCTCGAAGATAGGAATGGTAGAATCGTCCTATATAGAATAGATGATTTAACTGGACTAAAAATAGTTCTAAATGACTCCGTTGGAGACATTAATTATGATAAAGGTGAGATTATGTTATATGATTTAACTATTATTCGTGGTTCTTTTGAAGATAATCGTATTGAATTAAGAGTAAAACCTTTAAGTAATGATATTAATGCAGTAAGAGAGGTTTTCCTAGACGTTGATATGTCCACAAGTAAGTTCACTGCTTATCCCGAGTAGATTAAATGGCTGCAAAGACAAGAAATATCTCCACCTTAATTGAATCTCAACTACCTGGGTTTATAGTTTCTGAATACGAGAACTTTTCCAAGTTTGTAGAGAAATACTACGAGCATTTAGAAAATCAAGGTCAACCACTTGATATTATCTCAAATGTTACGAAATATCGTGACATCAATTTTTATGAGAAAAATTTACTGAATCAATATACAGAATTATCTTCAAGTATTACGGAAACTGATACTACTATTACAGTAGAAGATGCGTCTTCATTTCCAGAAAAGAATGGTTATATTAAAATAGGTAATGAACTGTGTTTCTATAAGGAAAGAACTGAAACAGAGTTTCTAGAGGTTTCTAGAGGGGTTAGCGGCAACACTACGTTAGGTGATCTATACGAAAGCACGAACTTTGTTACTACTCAAGCAGAACCACACTATACTAACGATATAGTATATAATGTAAGTAATCTATTTTTATATGCTTTCGTAAAAAGCTTCGAATCTCAGTACCTTG